CAAAATGAACAAGCCTCATTTATTACTTTTGGCCTAAGTAGATACCAACTTTCAAATTTTACTAGTCTTCAGGGAAACATAGTTTTTAATAAAATAGATGTTTCTAATGAGCCAACAAAAGCGGTATACGGAATCTTTAAGGCTTTGTCATTGCCAACAGAAAAGCAAATCTTATTTAGAATAGAAGATACAACAAACTCAAACTACCTATCTGTAGAGTTGCAGGGTGGATCTATTTCTTATAATTTTAAATACAATGCAGAAGAAGTAGAGTTGGTCTCCGCACCAGGATACTTAGCGGGAGAAATTTTTGCTGTAGGAATTAACATAAGCCAGTTTTCTGATTACTTTGGTGGAAACCTTGGGTCTTTCTTTGGAAATCCATCATCACTAAGTGTATATGTTGCAGGAAATAAAGAACTAACAAATACATTTACTGGAAATGTTTACTCATTTGGATTTTCAAATGCAAGAAACCTATCAAAGATTAAAGATTCGTTTGGAGAAACTGGAGTAGTTCTATTTAATGAAAATACATTTGACGAACTTCCAAGTCTTATCTCTGATGCAGATCTATATAGTAGAACTGTCTGGGACTACCTACTTGATGGCGGAACCCCAAGATCTTTTGCAGTTACAAATTTTCATGAGTATGTAGGAACTTATACGCTAAAGCCAAGAATTTTTTACGATGAGTTTATTTTAGATATAGATGCAACTGCTTACTGGGAAGACTATATTCCACTTACATATTTTGCAAAGTTTGTTGAAGACACTCATGGAGATAAGTATTACGACTTAGATTTTATGCAATTAAACATAGACTACCCAACACCATCATCATATATGGAGGTAAACCGAAAAGAATCTTCTTGGACATACAAAGAACTTCAAACAGAATATCAGAACCCAGTTCAAAGAGATTACTCTTCTTTAGACAATCACCTATATACAGGATACGACAATTATAATGATTTAAAAAATCGTGTAGTGAAGCACTATGCTTATGACACTAGAGAATCACTAATGAATTCTTATATTAGTTTTCAGTATGTTGCTAACGGCGCTAACGCAAACTATAGATTCTTTACAGACATCGAGCCAGCAAATCAAAATGGAGTAGTTCAACCAATTGATAATTGGACAACAACAAAATATGAATTTGTCAATAACATGATTGCGTATCCTCCAAAGGGTATTGACTTTAATGATCTAGCACTTGTTGTTCATTTAGAGTTTAGAATTCCAGGCGTAATGTCTAATCCATTAAAGATTAAAAAATTAGAAATTGCATCTCAAGCATTTAGTCAAAACAGTTTTAATCCAATAGGAACTAGATTTGGAGAAGATGTTTATCCGTATCAAAGATCTGGAATTTATTATGACTACAAGGCACTAAATCCATTTTCAATTTACAAGGGTAGTTCCCCATACCTATATCTAACAAGAACTAGTGGAATTGAACTAAGGGGCGGATACGATCCAAACTCTAGTCGTGGAATATCTATTCCAATTAATAAATCAAAAACTGCAGACTATAAGTTAATGGCCATTCAATCAGCAGTGAGATACGATAAAGGATATTTTCCACTATCTCCAACTGAGATATTTCAAATTCAAGACAAGAATAATCTAATTAAATTCTATGTTGTTGCTTCACAGCAAGATGGAAAACGTGGAAGAATATATGGAATTAACTATACTACTGGACAGCGTGAAAATGGTATGACTTTTTATATTAATGGAAACACTGTTCGTGAGCCAATTGTGAGCGTTGGAGAATGGTTCTTCCTTGGAGTTTCATTTTCTCAACTTTTAGATTTTAGCAATTACCTGGGGTCGATAAAAATAACTGGACCAATGATGTTTAATGCTATTTCATATTACCAATCAACTAGGCTCCAGACAGTGCAAAAAAAGTTTCCAAGACCTTGGTTTAAGTTAACTGGATCAACAGACATTGACCTTCAGTGGATTTATTGGTCTGGTTTATTTAACTGGTCTGAGGTTCTAGTCCTAGCCACAACAAACCTTTACGGAGTCAGCCCGTCTGACATTTATAGAACGTATACTGGAACAAACAAGATAATTGTAGACGACAATCAAAAAATACAGTTCAAGTCCTACGAGTATTCAGTATATTCTGAAGTTCTATGGAACAAAACAACCCAGACTGCACTCTAATATGGTATACTTATGGTTATGAATACTCAAAATCCAAATAAAAAGCGTAAAGCACTACCTAAGATGAAGGGCCAAGTAGGCGAATCTCGTGTCAAGGTTATTGAGAAGCACTATGACTGGGGCCTATATGTTTACAAAAAGGCTGATGGTAAGTGGTTTACAGATGGAACTGGTTCAGTATTAAATATACCCTCAATGAAGGGCGACATCTCAAAGATTTCAGAACTAAAAACTGCAGCAAAGCACTTTGGAGATCCAGGAGATGGGTCTTGCGTATTTGTTCCAGGACTTACAAGAATTTCAGAAGAAGAATATTCAGAGCAAAAAGAAAGACTAGCAGCAGGATTGATTCCATCAATGAATGATCTTGGTGCTTGGAAGGCTGCTCAAGATACACATGACAAGTATGGGAGCCAAGATTAATGTCTGAAGATAACGAATACGTAATTGGTGCAAGAATTGACCAACTTGCAAAAGAAGATGACACATTTCAAAAGCAAGATCCATTCAATAAGCCATGGGATGAACTTAAGTCACTAACTGGACTAGATAACAATTTTAAAAGAAGAGCAGCAAGAGTATCAAAGGTGGATGCATCACAGGGATACATTGATTCTGCTTTAGCAGTAAGCAGCGGTATAAATGGTGCACAGTCAAAAGAGATTAACCCAGGAACTATCTATAGAAACGGATACGGACTGTTTGATGTAATTACTCCACCATGGAATGTTTATGAACTGGCAAACTTTTATGACACATCGTTTGCTAACCATGCAGCAATTGATGCCAAGGTAGAAAACATTGTTGGGCTTGGATATGAATTTAATGTTTCTCCAAGAACAATGCTTAAGTTAGAATCTTCAACAGATTCAGGATCTACAGACCGTGCTCGTAAAAGAATTGAAAGAGCAAAGATTGAGGTTACAGATTGGCTTGAAAGTCTAAATGATGACGATTCCTTTACATCAACAATGGAAAAAGTTTATACAGACATGCAGGCTATTGGAAACGGATTCCTAGAAGTAGGAAGAACAGTCAATGGAGAAATTGGATATGTTGGTCATATACCTGCAACTACAATGAGAGTCAGAAGACTGCGTGATGGATATGTTCAGGTCATTGGCAATAAGGTTGTCTACTTCCGTAACTTTGGAGCAACAAACCCAAACCCAGTCACTGATGACCGTAGACCAAATGAGATTATTCACTTCAAGCAATACTCACCACTAAACACATTCTATGGAGTTCCAGATATTATTTCTGCAATGAATTCCCTCCATGGTGATATGCTTGCATCCCAATACAATATTGACTATTTTGCCAACAAGGCAACACCAAGATATGTTGTAACTCTTAAGGGTGCAAAGTTATCTGGAGAAGCAGAAGACAAGATGTTTAGATTCTTGCAGACAGGACTAAAGGGCCAGAATCACAGAACTCTTTATATTCCACTACCTGGAGACTCTGATACCAACAAGGTTGATTTTAAAATGGAGCCAATTGAAAATGGTGTTCAAGAGGCATCATTTAGTGAATACAGAAAGCGCAATCGTGATGACATTCTTGTTGCACACCAGGTTCCTCTTTCAAAACTCGGTGGCGGAGATTCTTCTGCAATTGCAGCAGCACTTGCTCAAGATAGAACATTTAAAGAGCAGGTTGCACGACCATCACAGCGACAACTTGAAAAAATGATCAATAAAGTAATTCGTGAAAAAACAGATATTCTTGAGTTTAAGTTTAAAGAACTTACGCTTACAGATGAAATTGCTCAGTCTCAGATTATCGAAAGATATGTTAAATCTCAGATCATTACTCCAAATGAAGCAAGAATTCAATTGGGTATGCCTCAGAGAGACGGGGGAGATGAACCGCTAGATCTTAAACCACAGCAGGTCTCAAGCGACAATGCTGATCGTGCTAGAGATGGCGAAAGGACAAATAATCAGTCAGACGGACCAGCCACTACAACTGGAAGAAATCCAAAAGGCGAAGGCCGAAAGTTTGACGAACTGTCTGAATTGTCCGAATAGTAAGATATTGTAAAAAAGGGTTTATAATATAATGGTGAGCAACATATCTAAAG